GAATGGTTCTATTATTATTATTAATACTCGTTATCATTATGATGATCTTTGTGGGTGGCTATTAAAACAACAGGAAGAGTTTGACATAGATACCAAGATGCGTTGGGAAGTAGTAAGCATTCCTGCATGGGTGGACGAAAAAGCAAGTAAGTTATTAGGATTGGAAGAAGGAACAAGTTACTTTCCTGAATGGAAAAGTAATGAAACATTAAGAATTGATGAAATGGAGATAAAGGCTACCAATGGTACAAAGTACTGGGAAAGTCTTTACATGCAGAATCCTACTCCTGATGAAGGAAGTTTAATTAAGAAGGATTGGATACAATGGTGGAACCATGACGAACCACCAGACTGTGATTTTATTATTCAAACATATGACACGGCTTTCTCAACAAAAACTACTGCTGACTACAGTGTAATTCAGACATGGGGTATATTCCATTTCTATGAAGCAGATGAAGACGGAACAGAAGGAACAGCAGCTAACCTAGTTCTTTTAGGCAATAGGAGAGGAAGGTTTGAGTATCCTGATTTGAGAAGGATAGCAAGGGAAGAATACGATAAACATAGACCGGATATTTGTGTAGTAGAGAAGAAGGCTAGTGGTCAGTCTTTGATACAGGATTTACGTAGAACAGGACTACCAGTCTTAGAGTATATGCCAGATAAAGATAAAGTTACTAGGGTCTTTAGTGCGTCTCCTATGTTAGAGTCAGGCAGGGTTTGGATACCACGGGGAAGAGAATGGGCAAAAGAACTATATGATGAGTTAATACTATTTCCCTATGGTAGGCATGACGATCAGGTAGATGCCTTGACAATGGCAGTGCATTATGTTAAAGAAAGCTGGCGGTTAGAACATCCTGAAGACCCAAGTTGGGAAGACGATGTTAATCCCCGAAGATACAAGAAGGTTGCATATTGGTCTTTTTAATGATATAGTTAGTTTTATTTCTTTAAATAAAAAGGAAAAGATAAATGGCAGTTATTACTGAGTGGGTTAATCTGTGGCTAACCAGTATTTATATGCTACATATGGATCGTCTTACATTAGGTTTTGTGTGTTAGTGAAATGACAACTAAACGAAAAAAAAGTAATATGAAAGGTATGACTATTGGTAGCGGAAATAAGCGACCTACTAAACAAGGAGCAGGTCTATCTAAAAAAGGTGTGGCTAAATACAGGAGACAAAACCCCGGTAGTAAACTACAGACTGCAGTAACAGAGAAAAAAGCTACAGGTAAACGGGCAGCACGAAGGAAAAGTTACTGTGCACGATCTGCAGGACAGATGAAGAAGTTTCCTAAAGCTGCTAAAAATCCTAACTCAAGGTTACGCCAAGCTAGAAAAAGATGGAGATGTTAGTTGACATTTTTTTTTGAACATGGTATAAACCATGACTTAGTACGACCAGACTATCAAAATTATAGATGCACTAAGAAACCTTGCCAGTGTACTATACCAGAAATGTGTAAAGGTAAATGGCGAAGATATCAAAAAGATTTAATGCAGCATATACATTTAAAGTTTAAGGATACGTATAACAATGGCTGAAAACCAATTACCTATTGTTGGAGGAAGAGATGTACCACAACAAGAAGGATTAGGTAGTCTTCAGAACTTAATTAAGGAAGCAAACAAAAGAGTACGTGGTACTCTTGGTCCTGCTGCTGGTCCAGTAGAAGGATTACTAAGTTTATTTGATTTACGAAATATACCATCTGCTTTGTCTTCGGCAGGAAAAGATTTAGAAACAGGAGTAACAGAGGGTGATCCTAAAGCTATGCTTGCAGGAGTTTTAGGAACTGCTCTTGTCGGTGCAGAAAATGTACCGGGAGGCAGAGCAGCAAGCAAAGCAAGTAAAAATTTACAAGACATTATTTCAGATGAAAAAAAGTTAGATGAGTTTAAAGATCAATATAAAAAACAATATGGTGTAAGTCAAAAACAAAAACAAAAGCCTGAAGTTAAAGAAGCAGTAGAAAAAAGATTAGCAGGTGAGATAACAGGTAAAGAACAAAGAGATATTACAAAAAAGTTTTTACCGTTAGAACCTATTACTAAAATGGTTAAAGTACCTTTTTTTGAAGATATAGTTGGATCACTTAAAAAAGATAAAATATTTGGTGAAAAGAAAAAAGGTATTGTTAATCTTAATACTGAATTAGAATCTGGTCAAAGAGTTGCTTCTCGTTTAGATATTCCTGCATATGAAGGATATGATACATGGGTAGTTTCATTTCATGATGGAAGAAAACAGGGTGGTGATGCTATTGGTTATGGTAAAACTGCAAATTTAACAAATGTAGATTTTAGTTCATCAGCAAAAACAGCCGCTAATATTGCTTCTGAAAAACCTGTATCACTAACTAGAAAAGAGTTATCTAAAAAATTAAAAAGAGAACTAAGTAAAGAAGAATACAGAGAGTTAAGAGAACTACCTGAAAATATGAAAAAAACATCTAAAAGCACTATTGCTAGAATGTATGGTGATTATAATAAAGTTCCTGATGAAGATGTAGTAGCAAGAGCAGAAAGAATATTAGCAGGTAAAGTAGAAGACAGTAATAAATATATTGATCCTGAAGACGGATCAGAGTGGATACAAGTAGGAATGAATCCTTACCGTGCAAGTTATTTTGTAGATAAGAATACAGGTACTCCACTAAAATCTGCAGAAGAAATGATTCAAGTAGGTCCGCTTGTTTTTGCAAGAGGTTCACAAAGATTAAAACCTTCAGACTTTAAAAAAGATAAATCATTAACAACAAGAACAGATGCAGGAAAAACAATACCTTTTAAAAAGGGTGGTTCTGTGATAGAACGTAATCCTTACAACTATACAGCAAGGGCAATATAAAAATGGCAACTGAACGAAATCCTTTTGATCCTATTCCTCAAGTAGAAATTTCTGTAATAGAAACAGAAGTATCGGAAGAGGTGGAAGGCGATACACCTACAATGGAGTTTGATGAAACTGACGGTAGTGTTGTCGTTATGTTTGATAGTAATGTAGGGGAAGATTTATCCAAACAACAGTTAAAAGAAGAAGATAAAGATTTCTTTCGTAACTTGGTTACTGAACTAGATGAAGATGAACTTCAAGAAATCTCCACCCAAGTCCATGATAATTATGAAGCAGATAAAGATTCACGTGCAGATTGGGAAAGTATGTTTGAGCGTGGCTTTGATCTATTAGGTTTGAAGTTACAGGAAGGATCAGAACCATTTGAGGGAGCATGTACGGCAGTTCATCCTATTCTTATTGAGTCAGCAGTTAAGTTTCAGTCTAAAGCCACCCAAGAATTATTTCCTGCATCAGGACCAGTAAAGACCCGTATTATAGGAAATGTAACTCAAGATAGAGAAGCACAGGCGCAACGGGTTAAAGAGTTTATGAACTACCAAGTTCAAGAACAGATGACAGAATACTTTGATGAATTTGAAAGGATGCTGTTCCATCTTCCACTTATTGGGTCTGCCTTTAAAAAGATTTACTTTGATGGAAATCTAAATCGCCCAGTGTCAGAGTTTATTCCTATTGATCAGTTCTATGTATCTTATTACGCTACTGATTTACAGAATGCAGATAGGTACACCCATGTAATTTATCGTAGTCCTGTAGAAATGCGTAGAGATATGGTATCAGGAATGTACCATGATGAGGAACTACCAGAAGCAGGAATGCCTAATCTTACACCTATTGCCCAGAAGATGGATACTATTATGGGTATGTCTCCTTCAGGAGATAATGATCCTCAATATGTTCTACTAGAACAGCATTGCTATCTTGATCTTCCCGGTAAGTTTGGTGATGAAGATGATGTTCCGCTACCCTACATTGTCACGATAGAGGAACAAAGTCGAAAGGTTCTGTCTATCCGAAGGAACTATAATCAAGATGATCCTCGTAGAGAAAAGAAAACTTTCTTCACGCATTATAAGTTTGTACCGGGATTTGGTTTCTATGGTCTAGGATTAATTCACTTCCTTGGAAATCTTACAATGACTGCTACTGCAGCAATGCGTAGCTTGGTAGATGCAGGACAGTTTGCTAATCTTCCCGGTGGATTTAAAGCTAAAGGAATGCGGATTGTAGGAGACAATGATCCTATTAGTCCCGGTGAGTTTAGGGAGGTAGAAGCTACAGGTAATGACATTAGCAAGATGATCATTAATCTGCCTTACAAAGAACCATCTCAAACTCTTTTCCAAATGTTAAACTTTGTAAGTAGCACTGCTCAAAAGTTTGCTGATACTACAGAACAAGTTATTTCAGATAGTGCTAACTACGGACCAGTAGGAACTACAATGGCTTTGTTAGAAGCTAGTAGTAAGTTCTTTAGTGCCATTCATAAACGCTTACATAAATCTCAGCATAGGGAATTTAGTTTGCTAGGTAGGATTAATAATGAATACCTACCAGATGAATCAATGATTGATATTCCCTCTAATGCTTTAACAATTTATAAAAGCGACTTTGATGGCAGGATTGATATTATACCAGTATCTGATCCTAATATTCCTTCTTCAGCACATCGCATGATGATGGCACAACTAGCACTTCAGTTGTCGCAATCAGCACCTCCCGGTATGTTCAATGTAGAAGAACTAAATAGAACTATTCTTACTGCTGCTAACCTACCTAACTTAGATAAGGTTATGCCACGTAAACCTGCGCCTGAACCTCTTGATCCTGTAAGTGATATTCAAGCTGCAGTTAAAGGAATGCCCATTCAAGCTTTCCCCGGTCAAGATCATACCGCACATATTCAAATTAAGACTTCTTTTATTCAAGACCCAATGAATGGGGGTAATCCTATGATGCAAAGGATTGTTCCTATTCTTCAGGCTAATATTCAAGAACATATTATAATGAAGTACAAAGAACAGATACTAGGAGTTTCCGAACAAATTATTGAACAGTATGGACCACAAGCAGTAGCGGATGGTCTGGTTGATCCAAATGATCCAAGGGTTATTGATCAAGTTCAAATGATGGCAGCACAACAAGTTCAACAGGCAAATGCTGCAATGGCAGCGCAACAAATGGCACAATCCCCTGAAGCACAAATGCTAGGTATTGAACAGCAACGATTACAACTCGAACAACAGAAACTAGAAATAGCTGCTGCTAAAGAACTAACTACTTCTGCATTGAAGAATAGAGAGTTAACCCTAGAGGAAGCAGAACTTCAACTTGATATGTTCAAAGCTGGTGCTGATATGTCCAGTAAGAAAGTTGAGAAACAAAAAGATAGGGATACGAAAGTAGCACTAGCTGCCTTAGAAGGACTGCTAGAGTTAGCAAAGACATCCGAAAATATTAATAGAGATAAAGCTTTAAAAGCTGCTGATGTTTTAAGTAAATTTGTAGATACGCAAATGATGAGTCAGGGTAAGGAGTAATATGGAATTTTGGGAACAGATGGGTAACGAGTTAAATAATCAAATTGAAGAAATAAAAAAATCGCTTGCATATGGAAATGTTTCTAGTTATGATGAGTATCGTCAAGCAGTTGGCACAATTCAAGGATTAGAATGGAGTAAGGATTGCTTGAAAGATATCATCAACAATAGATTTAAACTAGAAGAGGACTAAGAATGCAAGCAGTTAGAATGGATAAGAGTATTGATAATTCTGAGTGGTTAACAGACGAAGATAAACTAATTGACAAAACTACTCTTCCTTCTTTACCGGGGTTTCATATTTTGGTGCAACCCGTTACAGTAAAGAAAGAAACCAAGGGAGGAATTATTCTTCCTGATCGAGTACAAGATGATGTAGCTTATTTGACTACGGTAGCTAAAGTTTTGAAACTAGGAGATTTGGCTTACAAAGATGAAACAAAGTTTCCTTTAGGACCGTGGTGTGAGGAAGATGACTACATTTGTTTTGGTAAGTACAGTGGACAAAAGTTTGTTTATAAAGGTTCTAAGCTACTTCTATTGTTTGATGATCAAGTAATTATGAAGGTAGAAGACCCAACGTATTTAGATACCACATATAATTTATCAAATTAAAATTTGCATATTGTTATACTTATAGTATAAAATATCTATTACAGCGCAATTCGTTAGATTTCGCTACTAACGTAAAACAAGGAGTTAAGTATGAGTGAAGAATGGTCAACAATAGAAGTACAGGAAGCAGAAGAAAAACCAAAAGTAGAAATTGAAATAGAAGGACAAGAAGAAGAAGTAGTTACTACTGCTCCAGAAATTGTCACAGAACAATCTACCGAGGAAGGTTATACGGAAGAACAGGAAGAACCTAAAGAACTAGAAGGAATAGAAACTAAAGGTGCACAAAAACGCATCAGACAATTAATCAAACAACGTAAAGAACGAGATGACGAATTAAATACTTTACGCCATGAATTGTCTAGTCTTCGCCAAGCGGTAAAAGAAAAAGATACACAGTC